TCCCGCTGTGCGGCCATGTTGTCCACGACGCGAAGGCGGTTGCCTTCAGTTTTGTACTGCACATCCAGGATGCCAGGGATCTGCATTTTCAGCGTGCCGAGCATGATGTCGGCATAGTCGGATGCGAGCACATCAGCCAATATTTCAGTCGCAAGCGGCAGTACGCTGGAAAGCCAAGGCTTTTTTGAACGCACTGCGGCGGAGCTGCCTACTTTGCGGCCTTTGCCCACGCCGTGCTCAAGGAAAATGCCGTGCCTTGAGAAGCCAAAGCCTACCGATTCAATCTCGCCCTCCTTCTTGCGAAGCTTGTAGCGCAGCGACCTGAATAGATATGGGTCAGGAACTACTTTCGAGCCTGCTTTGCTTTGTTGTTTTTTCAGGCGAGTTGACACCTTTGCCAACTCGAGCTTGTCCTGAATGCCAAAGCGAGACAAAGTTTTCAGCAGGTTGTCTTTGGTGCCCAATGCCCACCTGTCTATCAGCGCATCCATCGCTTCCAGGCGATCACCGAGACGGACTTGTTCTGTAGGGGTCATTTTTTTGTGTGCAAGTTAGTTTTGAGCCGCATGGCAAAAAAGGACTTTGACAGATAGTACATATATAAGGTCTGTATTTAGAAAAAAATGAAAATATTTTGAAAATATTTTCAAAAAGACTTGACAAATACAAATATGCGCCGTATATTTGTATCATCAAACAGCAAGAAGTTAACCAGTAAATAATAAAATGATGAAAAGCAAAAAAATACACAGCATAGCAATGAAAGCAGCATGGACCATCTGGCGCAAAGGCGATGCCGCTACTTGGAGCCAAGCCCTGACCAAAGCTTGGGCCTGGGCAAAAAAACAAAATGACAGCAAGGTGTTAAACATTAGCAAGGTGGTAGTCATGAAGGAGAGCGACAAAGCCGTAGCTTTAAAAGTTCGGGTGGCATGCCCGCATCTGGAAATCGAGAAGTTCGGGATGGTATGGGTGCCTAAGTCAATGATCAGCGGAGGCACTATACCACGCTGGCTGTCTGACAAGAAGCTGGAGGAGGCTGCTGAATTTTACGGAAATGGCTACCATGGCCGTTTAGATGTTCGCTTTGTTGCAAATTGATCATTAAACAAATAATTATTTAACCTTTAAAATTTTTAAGATGAAACGTACATTAGAAATTCGCGACATTAACATTCTTAACAAAGCTATGCAAGCAGGCTTTGAAGGCAACTTTAACGCAACCATTGAGGAAAATTTGAGTGATGCTCAAGATTACCTGATCGAGTGGGAGGTAGGCCTTTATGAGGCGCAGGCTCAAGTTACCAGCGTTGGCAGGGGCGAAGAAACATTCTCATGGGCCGACAAAAAAGGCTTTGAAATCATTGGTAATGGACAAATACTTGGTGAAGGATTGGAAAAACACGGAGATAATGTCTATCACACGACTACCGTCGACACAGACGGCAACGTGGTCAAGCTTTACCATGTTTTGTAAAAAAAATCTTCATAATTTAAAATGACTAAAATATACAACATCGAGTACCTCGACTCTCAAGGCCTGGTGACAAGCCAAGCCTACTACACAAGCCTCAAGGGGCTGTACGACAACGAAAAAGAGAGGTTGCAATGCAGCCTCTCTTTCCTCCAGAAAAAGTTTTGGGAAAATAAAGCCATGTTGAATGGCACTGAGATAGAGTCATCGACAGTCACCGTCCAAAAAAAAGACGTGTACTGGCGAATCATTCAGTCGTTTGCTCAGCCGGCATAAAAAAAAGCCTTCGGGAAACCGAAGGCTTTTTTTTTAAGATGCTTCCAAGATGACTGTGACCTGTTTCACATATTTCAGCACCTCTTCGAAATCAGTTTTTGAAAGGGAAAACACCGCTCCATTTACCTCCAGAAAAAATGCCTGCTTCTCAATTCTATCCGGTAGATACTCGCCGCCAAACTTAATGCCGTCGGCATCGCAAATGCAGACGGCATTGTTCGGCTTCTTGTCGAAAGCCATCTGGCCGGAAGCCTTGTACACGTCGTTGATGCACTTGTATAGCGCTGCCAGCTTTGCTTTGTCCAGGGTTACAGTAGAAGCCTTTGACTTCCTTTCATAAGTAGCGTTCACGTTGCTGCCTCCACCGCCAAAGGCGCCGGCGGTAAAGCTGCTCAGTCCAATACTCATGCTGGTCATTTCTGTTTCACTTTCAGCAACCAGCACCTGGACGGTGGTGACAGTGTCGCGGCTGCCGATGGTGTAATCTTTCTTCAACGTGAACATGATCAGCGAGCCTTTGCCGCTGAGGATGTTAGTCATGCGCTTCTTGTAAGTGAGGGAACTTTCAGTGACTTGCTGCGCTTGAAGGTATAGGCAGGAAAATAGTAACAATAGTGCTACGCTTAGGTTTTTCATAAGTTACATTTTTTTGGTTTTAGAAAATAAATTTTCCACAAATATAAAAAAAGCCCCCTGGCAAGCCAGGAGGCAGATGACAAATTATAATCCTAGACATACTAAATCCGAGAGGCGCCTTTTCGCGTAGTACTTCCTGTGGCGGTGCCGACAATGCCGCGGCCGGTAATCAGGAATCCATCATCGGGGATGGACTGCGTGGCAGGCCGTGATTCCTGATAGGCTTCTTCTGCTTCTGCCAGCTCTGCCTGCCAATCCTTATAATCTTGAAATGCAACATCTTCCAGATTTTCATTCAGGTAGTCGCGCAGGCGTTTGAGGTGCCGGTTGGCGGTATCGTCGTGGTGCTGATTTTTGACAAAGTATTTTTCGACACCAGCGACCAACTCACTGTTAAGTGCTTCCCCTTGTGTTTTTGAAACGATGCGATCGCTGCGCATTTCTACAATGTTCATGGCCATAGCCGCAGCGATGGCGTAATGAGCCACCGCGCGATTGATTAGATAGATCACCTTTTTTTCCTTGGTTTCAGTTGTCCAGGTGTTGGTCTTGCGAGCATTCAGCAGTGCAGCGTGTTGCTGCTCACCCAGGAGCGGAGCAATAACAAACTGCTCAACATCCTCGACCACTCCTCTGATGGTGTCGAATGTATGTCGGGCCATGCGCTTATTGTGTACATTTCGAAAGTCAGCGGCCGTGTGCAGGAAGATGTTGTGGTGTTTGTCATAACCAGGTGCAGTTGTCCAGTCAGTGTAAGTTGCTTTGTTTGTTTCGAGAAATAGGATCAGCTTCTCCATCGATTCGTAGCCGTTCACGATGGCGTTGTCCATCACGGCCAGCATCTGGTATTTGTAAGCGGATTTCATGTTTTCATTTTCAACGCGGTACATGCCCGCCTCGCTGATCTGCACGGTGGCATGTGGCATGTATTCGTATAGGGCGAGCCAGGCCAGGGCCTTTCGGTAATAGGGCAAAAGGTTGGTTTCTGCCTGGGTCAGGTTGCTGTTTTCAATGCCATCAGCCAGGGCATTGTACAAGGTCGTGCCCAGCCAGTCCTCGATATGCCGTTCGTGGGCGATGTCGAAGTACGGCTCGATGCTGTCCAGGTACATCGAAGCATTCACGCCGCCGCCGATGACATCCTTAAAAGTTCCTATGGTTGGAAAAATCATATTGCAAAAATTTGAATTGTGAAATCAGCCCTCGCCAGTGCCGGCATCCGTCGGCTGAATGGTGTTGCGCGATGGTACCATCCCGCTCTCGATCAGGTTGCTGGTGGTGTGTGCGGTGTGGTCAACCATGAACCGGACTCCCCACTGGTTATACCGGCTGATGAAGTTAAGTGGACCCAAGATGTACTCCTGTTCAATGGTGTTGAGGTTGATGGCTGTGTTGTACACCTCCCGCTTGTCGGAGCCGGAGCCGGCTCCCATGGCGCCGTTTTCGGTCTTGAGTCCGAAATCGGTAGGATGTGCGCCAAGGCCCTGCACTATTTCAAAGTTAGCGCGCTCCGCACCAGGCACCCAGCTGTCGCGCTTTATCTTGTCGTCAATTGGAATGATCTGCACTTTGCCCAACTCCTTGGTGTTCAGCGGGTCGAACCTGAACACAGACAGGATCGAGGCAAAGCCTTTATCCACGCCGACGAATTTGTCGTTGATGGCATCCTCGAATCTGTCCAGGGCGGCGGAGCGCTGTTCGTTGGTGTAGCTGTCCCATTCCGGGTGCTCGATTTTGAAATAGCTTTCTTCGACCAGTATCTGGTACTTCAACTGAATCTGGTTCTGCTGCATCGAATTGACGATGCGCGGCACGTCGGCGGCCACATCCATCCAGCCATTTGACAGGAACAGGCCCATCCAGGGCGGCCTGGCATAATAGACAGAGCGGCCATACCTAATCCGGCTGTGCCAGGAGAAGGTATAGCCGCGCAGGCGGTCGAAGAAGCCGCGGGCATCCCACCAGGTGAGCAGGGGGAGCAGGGTCGCGGTGCCGGAAAAGTCGCTTCTGGTGCTTTCTGAGACGGTGTTGCCGGTGTCGGTTAGTTGCGAATAGCGCTGGTACTGGTTCCAGGCGAAGCGGGCGTCGTAGAGCAGGTATTTGATGGTGCCCATGCGATCCTGCTTCGACAGACGGCAAAAAGGCGCTTCTTTGTGGTACAGCCCAACAACGTACTTTCGGCTCAGGCTGAGCTTCATTTCAGAGAAGGTGTTCCAGTGTCGGGTCCAGTCGAGGCATTGTGGGAAAAACCACTCCGTATTCACCATGTTTTCGGCAAGGAACTCCTCCACGGCCGGGTCGTAGTGGCGTTCGGGCTGTGCGGTGCGAGCCAGGTCAGCCTCTTTGAAATAGACCAGGCCATTGCCATACATGAGCTTAGCCAGTCGAAGACTGGCCTGTGCTGCAATGCTGACTTTGGCGAATTTTGCTTCAATGCGGTTGGGCAGGTTGTCATCTCCATCGAAGGCTCCCCAGGGAGCATAGTCGTAGCCGATGTCTGTCTCGTCCGGGTAATCAGATATGGCGGGGCGAGGGCTGCCTGTGCTGTTGTCGTCGGTGGCGGTGCGGCCTGTCAGGCTGCCGGCTACGGCGGGGCGGCGTGCGATGCGCGCTTTGCCTGCTACCTCGAAGAGATCAAAAGTGACCATGCGTTTTTTTTTCAAAAATAGCGGGGGCACAGGCGGCAAAAAAGGACATAAGCAGGCTGTTATGCTTACGGCACCACCTTCATCCCATTGAACTCAACAAACAACGGCGGATGCACCTTCACGATTCTTCCGGTAGGATGGCCGTTGACAAAGACCTCCACGTTCCTGGTGTACCACAGCCGGTGATTTGGCTTCCGGCTGTTGTCCACCTGGTTGAGTTCTTCCAGCTTCTGCTCGCGCGGTGTCATGGGCCTGCCTTCGATGATGGCTTTCGGTTTGTTTTCGGACATGACCAGTCGCGCCTGGATGTCGCGGAGTTCGCCGCCGGTCTTGCGCTTTCGGTCGTATTTAACGTAGCAGAGGGAAAAGGATGCCCCGGTTTCCATGATGCGGAGGCATTGAGGGAGAGAGATGATTTTTTGTTTTGGGTTCATGGTCTTTTTTTACAGGTTTTGAATAAAATAGTGCCAGGCGCATGACCCTGGCGAGAAAATAGACTAATCGCATCGCTTATAGCGCTTGATGTTGCCACCGGCTGCGGATTCGAACCGCACAACTGGCACCTGCTGCCAGCCGGTGAATTGCCGGCATCGCTGCCGGCTGAAAAGTAATCAACCAAAAACTAAAGGCTGTCGCCGGGGCTGGGGTCGAACCAGCAAATACGCGCCAAAATCCATGTAAAAAAGACGCGTGCAATTCCCTTCTGCCACCCGACGCTATTATGTAAACGAGCGCCAACCCATGGACAAAATACGCTCTTAACAAAAACCTGTAAAATAATGATGGCTTTGTTGAGATAATGGTAAGAGAAAAACGTCATGTTTTCGATTTTAAAGTCCGCTCCATTTCAGCGCGTAGGCGCTGCGTTTCCAAAAAGTCAAGCTCCGATAGTACGTCACGCCAATTCAAGCGGGCCACATTTTCAACGGCCGTGATGTTGCCGGCCGCCGATCTGAACACCTCCCACCAACCATAGTCGGCGCCGGACTGCTGGCCGCTGCCTCGCTCTTGGAATACTGCCGGAAACTGCCCGATGATGTGCAGCCTGCACGACAGTAACCAGAACAAAATCACATTTTTCAGCATCGTCGGCAGCTTGGCTATTTGCTCCTGGCGGGCCGGTATGCTGGCCTCGTTCAGCGGCTGGCGGCGGTCGCCGTACCAGTTTTCCAGAAGGTTCTCCTCGGTGCCCGGCTTGGATGGCCGGTACATCGTGGCTATCAGCTTGTCAATCGTGGTAGTCTGCTTAGTTGTGGCATACTCCTCGAAGCCGTTAAACAGCAAAGCCAGCTCGTAAGCAGTTATATTTTCCAGCCCATTGGCCGGAGCGTAGAGATCCATCTTTGTGCCGATCTGAGAGGGCATATTTTCAAGCACCGGGAAAGGGCACGCGGTAAGCGTCGGATTCAGCTCTATGGCAGGGCCTTCGCCAGTCGTATTTTCAAGGAACAGGAAGTCGAGCAGTGACAGCAGGCTGAGCAAGTGTTCGGGATTTCCTATAAGTTCCTGAGCCAGCTTTTTGTCTTTGTCAGGCACCAGCAGGTGCAGCACTGCAAGACGAATGTCACGCGCCGATGCAGGCTGCATCGTGAGCGTGACGGCGGCCATCAGCTTGGCAGCTCCGAACTGCTCAAGCAGCTCGTTCCAGCATGACGGCAGGCTGAACTCAATGGCGCCATCCTCCACGCTTTCAATCCTGATCTTTGTCATGTTTTCACCCCCCTTGCGCGCAGGTAGCGATAGAGCGTAGCGGAGCTGATATTTAGCTGCTCGCAGATTTCGCGGGTGCTGAGCTTGTTCTCCTGGTACAAGCTGGCAGCGATGCGTGAAGTAGCCTCCGCCTTTTTGGTCAGGCCCTTTGGCCTGCCACCTGATTTGCCGCGGCTGCGAGCTGCCGATATGCCGGCCTTTGTGCGCTCCACTATCAGCGAGCGCTCGAACTCCGCCACCGCGCCAAATATTTGAAAGACCATTTTGCCGGCCGGGGTGCGGGTGTCGATGCCTTCTGAAATGGACCTGAAGTTGATGCCGCGCTGGTGAAACTCCTCAATCAGGCTTATGAGATGCTTCAGGCTGCGCCCCAGGCGATCCAGGCGCCATACTACCACAATGTCACCAGGCCTGACCACCTGCATGAGCTGTTCCAGCCCTGGACGGTCGGTCTTTGCGCCCGAGGCTGTGTCTTTGAATATCTGCTGGACGCCTGCTGATTTCAGGGCATCCATTTGCAGGTCAAAGACCTGGTCTGCTGTTGATATACGTGCGTAGCCTATGATCATCCTGCTTTGTGATGTGCTGGAACATTGTCAGCATTATGCTTCGAATCAGAGCTGCCAAAACCACGCTCGCCGCGCTCGCTGGCTTCCAGCTCGTCCACTTCCACCAGTTCGATGTCAGGCACCGGCATGATGATCAGCTGGGCAACTCGTTCGCCGTTGAAGTACCTTATCCCACGGTTCAGGGAGTGCTCGTTTGGTATGTACATTTTTACCATAATCTCACCTCTATACCCGCTGTCTATCACTCCGACTGAATTGGCCAACGTCATTCTGGTTTTAAAAATGCTGGACCTTGGCATAATGAAGCCGGCATATCCGACTGGAATTTCCACAGATATGCCGGTCTTATAAGTGACGCATACAGGGTATGAAGGAAAATCAGTCCCTGATTCAAAAGAAGTCTCTATGGCATAGAGATCAAAGCCTGCATCGTGCTCATAGGCTTTTGTCGGCAGGATGGCCTGTTCTGACAGACGTTTTACTTTTACTTTCATACTGCTTCTATTTTTTTGATGGCTTCCACGTGAGCCTGAATGACAGCATCTGCAAAAGTGCTGGTCACCATGATCTTTACTTCCTCCAGGTTGGAGTAGAAACCGTTTTCCGTTAATATCACCGCGGCACCTTTGGCGTGCTTGTGCAAAAAAAAGCTGGCTGATGACTTAATGCCTCTATCCCTGAAGCCTGTCTGCTTGACGATGTGCTGCTGGAACACCTGTGCCATCTCCACCTCAACTGCATTGGCGCCGGCTCTGTGCCATACCTCGATGCCTCGTGGAGCAGTCCAGGAGGCGCCATTGCCAAAGGCATTCGCATGAATCGACAGCAGGACCTTTTCCTGAACAGGCTCAGCTATTTGGTTGAACCTGTTCACTCGAAGCTGCAGCGAACTGGTCAGGTTCTCCTTCACGCTGTCGGCGATGATGGAGCAGCGAATGCCCAGAGCCAACAGCTGTTCGTGAATGCCCAGGGCGACAAGCCTGTTGAATTCATATTCGAGGAACTGCCCTACGTAGGGATGTGGCAGCATGGGTGAACGCTTGCCGGCTTGCCTGGGACCGTGCCCCATGTCAATGGCCCAGTGGTACTTTCCTTTGGTCATTTAATCTGCAGTCAAAGAGGTTATGAAATTTTGTGATTGCACTTAATATCTCTGCCAGCATAATGGCACCCACCGTACCGCTGTAAACAGTTGCATTTCCTTCTTGCCAGGCTCCGTAGCTGGTAAGCAAATCAGCCATGTTTTGAGAGAAGCCAATTGGCAGGTGGACGGATTTGCCGTTAATGGTCAGCGAGTCGATGTCTTTGATTACTACAAGTTTCATTTTAGAGTGATTTTAAAAAACGTTGGTTTTTTGAAAACAAACGTCCCTGTTAATGTTGATACCACAAATATAAGCAATTTGTTTTCATTTTCCTATTTCATTTATCATATTTTCAAAAAAGGTAAAAATGGATACTTTGTAAAACAAAAAAGCCAGGGCAATGCCCCGGCTGACAAATAATGCGTAAATTAAACAGCAGTTACTTCTCTTGTATAAGCTCCACCAGGGACAGGCCTATGCCCTGGCTGGAGGCTTTGAATTGCATGCTCTTAATGACGGCATTCACCTGGCCGTCCGGCAGCTTTACCACGCGGCGGGCATTGTCCCATTTTCGGGCGGTCAGGATGTCGGCCACGCTGAGGCGCATGGTGATGGTCACGGGTTGTCCGTTATTGGTCAACTCCAGTATGACTTTATGATTTTGCTCGTAGATACCGCCCGGGTCGTTAATGTCGAGGCTCAGGGCGCCCACCGGCGAGCCTGCATAGTTCGTGTAGTCGTGTGAGGCAAAGCTATAGGTCTGGCTGTTGCTGGCCGGCTGCATGCCGCGGTCGAAGAACAGGCGAAAGCTGAAGGGGTTGTTTCCGAGGCCGCCCTCCGTGCTGCTGCCTGCCTGGTTGATGATGGGAAGTTTTAGCTGGGCATTCACGACGTAGGCAGGTTGGCTTGAGTAGTGGACTGTGTGAAATGGCAGGGTGATGATTTCCTTGCCCTCGCCCACGACTAATTTAACCAGCTGCGTATTGCTTTCAAATTCGTCCTCGCTATCGTCGTACTCCAAGGTGTAGCCCTCGCGCTTGTTGCGTGTGGCCGTGTAGTCAGGTTCGCTCTTGTCGGTCCAGTCGATTGGTGTGCCGGTCAGCTGATCCGCTTTTTTTACAAAGGTCACTGTGGTGCCGGTAATCTTGTACCACAAACCAAAGACAGCGATGAATCGCTCAAGCAATTCTTTCGCTGTCATTTCAGGCACGTGTTTGTTCAGGTTGATGGTGCTCTGGTAGCCGTTGATGAACTTGGTGGTGTTATCGACGGAAATTTCGTATATGTCTTCAATCAGCTGGTCAACTGCCCTGTTGTTGAACAGAATCAATTCTTGGACGTCGGCATCGTCAAAGTAGCCGTCCCAAATAGTCACCAGCGAAGTAAAATCAGTGATCCTGTCAAAAACATACGGCAACTTCACCATGGGAATAAAAGTAGTGGCCCAGCTTGGATCTGCAGAAGGCTGGTTGTTAATTAAGTTGCCACCTACAGCTGCATTGATGTAGCTGGTGTAGGTTCTCCGATTGTTTCCCTTATAAAAGTTAAGCCAGTGCAGCATCGGGAAGCAGTGTGAGGCTACCGGCGTGGCATTGATCTCGGCCACTCTGTTTTGAAATCCTGTTTGCCTGGCCTGTCCGGTAGTGACTACGCTGACCAGGCCAAGCCCTACCAGCGAAAAAATCAGAATAGGGTGCTGATTGACTTTGTCGCTCTCGAGCTGCAGCTGGGTGTTGCCTGAAGGGTTGTAGCTCATGCCCGGGAAGATGGCGTCGATTGCATTTGACAAGCCGGTAACTATTTGTGCAGGGGTTTCCCCGGCCGCTGCCGCGTAGGTAATAACATTGCCATCGATGGTGATGGCAAAGGTGTTGGGAGCGCTGAAGAGCAGGTCAAACTTCCAGACGGCCTTTGGCTGTGGGAAGCTGGCCTGTACGGTTTCCAAAATTTCGTGAATGCGGATGCGCTCCAGGTCATCGAGCAGTGCAGGCACCAGGTTCCTGTACACGACCCCGATCTCGTCGCGGGTGAACTTCTGCTCATCCAGCTCCAGCACGCCGTTGTCGAAGGGCACGCCTTCGATTTCGAGCACGGCGTCGGTGTAGGTGGTGATGTTGGAGGAGTTGTCGAGCCGGTTGGCGTAGGAAAGCAAAGAGCGGTTTCGGGGAGTGGCCGGCAGGCTGAATGGAAAGGAATAGAGCGCCTCGGCTCCGTCCTGGTCGAATAACGGATTGTGCACCGTCAGGGTGACGGCGACGGATGGTGAAAGGTCTAGGTATTCAGAGCCGAGGCGAAGACGGAGCATAGGTTACTCTATTTCGGTTGCGTTGTTGGGCGGTGGCAGTACATTGCCTGCTGTGAGGCGATCGCTAAGGTCTTCGAACACGCCTATGCGTTTGAAGGACTTGTGGTTCTTGTACTCCTTGCGCATGTTCTGCACGGCCCATTTGTATTTTGCTTGCAAATCCTCTGTGTTGAGTATGCCTTCGATGTTGATGGCATGCAAGATCGGCGGCGCCGGATTCGTCTCGGTGAGACGGATTTGAAACAGGATGATCAGTTTTTTCATTCCTCTGGAATTTCTGCCTCCTGGCTGCCTTCCTCGTAGGATAGCGTGCCGGTGGCGTGGTTGTACTGTAGCTTGACATCGTCTGGCAGGTACAGAGAAGAGACGTAGCCTGAGACAAGCAGCTCAATGTCGCGCTTCGTGGCTGCATTGAGTTTTTCGACCTGCTCTACGTAGGCTTGCTGTATTGCAGATATTCCGTTTTGAAGTTTTTGTGGAATTTTTATTTCTTTTGCCATGTCGGAAAGTTTAAGTTGAATGTTACACTATAATCAGCGCGCCGATCGGCACGCCTTGAAATCTTAAAGAGGTGCCCCATACAATGCCTTCGGGCGTCAACATGCCGTTTGCGATGTAGCCGACGATTTCCTGATAGGTGTTCTTTTTTTCATAGACAGGATCCACCACTGATAAGGCAGCAAGGTCGTTGGAAGCTTCCTGACGGCTGCTGCGCAGAAATTCGAGTTCCTCCTGCATTTGTGCTTTCTCCTCTCCAAGTTCCATCGGCTCCAGCAGCTTGATCAGTTCCTCAATCTGCTCGTCGAGGTCTTTTATCATTTGCTCCAGCTCAGTCTTGTCAGCCAGATAAGTATTGTACTCATCCGGGTTGAGGAGCGCGCCGTTGTCGCCGGTTGCGTCATAGGTTTGGGTGGTCAATTCTTTCACCAGGTTGGTTGTCGCTTTGTCTACCAGGATGAGAGAGATTTTTATTTGCTCTTTGATGTGGTCAATTAAGTCAACGCGGTAGGACATACCGACCTCGCTCGCCAGGAATAGGGCCTTGCTATATTGGTCAATGGGAATTTCGAGATCCTGTTTCAGGGCAAAAATCTGTTTCATTGTATCGTTATTTTTTGAAAATTAAATTTTGCGCCACTCTGTGCCGTTATACACTAATTGAGCGGCTTCGTACTGCGTGGTCAAAACAAGCGTAGCAGAGCCGTTGATGTTCTTCCCATTGCCGTCAATCGTCAGGTTGTTGGCCCCGGAGTTGGTGCGCACGATGTAATAGACCTGGCCAGTGACCGGGGCTGCTGGCAGTGTGAGCGAGAAAGCAGCAGTGGTGGCATTGCCTTCCACGATGTAGTCTGATTTTGTAAGGGTATAGGCGGCCGTCTTGCTGGTGATGTCAACGTGACGGCCTCCGTTCATTTTTACCACGGCACCGGCCGTAGTGGTGCCCAGGATGGTGCGCTCATTGCTGTCGGTGCTGTCGAGTTGCAGGAATGTGCCGCCGCCGAGAATGGTTGCAGTGAAAGCATCTACGACATTGTCCTGAACATTCATTACAAACTTCCCGCCTTCCGTCACCTGCCAGACTACGTTGGTGGATGGATCCAGGATGCGGAGCTGGTTGTTGTTGGTGTGTATGACTGAAAAGGTCTTGGTGGTGTTGTCGTTCCAGAATCGCAGCTCGGAGGCGGTGCCGGTTGAAAAGGCGGTGTTGCCGCTGCCTTTTAGCGACAGCACGCCGTTTATCTGGCTCTGTCCGTTGCTTACGAATTTCACACCCGGTGAGCTTTCGCCGATGCCAACGTTGCCGTTGTCCTGGACGACAAACAGATCGGTGCCGCCGGCCAGTGCAGAGTTATTGACGGTGAACTTGCCGGAGGCGCCGGAGCTGAGGCCGATTGTGACCCATCCCGGCTTTGTGGCGTGGCTGTGTGCGAAGAGGTTGATGGCGCCGCCGTAGTTGGCAGCTTGGGCGCCGGCCTGGATGATAAGGCGGCCGGTGGCAGTGTTGGTGCCTTCGGTTTGGATGTAGCGGTTAGTGTTGGCGCCTTGTATTTGAAAGTTGCCGTTTATGTCAAGCACTTGGGATGGGGCAATGACACCAGAGCCGATGCCTAGATTTCCGCGCATATAGTTATACGCAGTGCCATCCATATATAAATTCCACCTGTTAAAATTAGATTCTATCTGACTTCTAAAGCCATAAATACTGGTACCTGCAGTCATTGGAGTAACTAAAAATCCTGTATTACTGGTTATTGTTGTTCCTGTCCCTATGTTTCCTTGGTCTGCCCTAAAATGATTGTAACCACCCAAGTTAACAGAGGGCCGTGTAATTAATGAGTTCCAATATCCTACTGCTAAACTTGTTACATCAGTTTCTACAGGTCCTAACTGATAAATTCCAGACATAATAGTTGCTCCAGTGATAGGAAGATTATTAAGTACATTAGCTAATGTCAGTGAAGTACTATTTAATAATAACCTACCACCTAAATAATTAGGAGCAGTGCCAGCACCGTATAATCCCCATCTGCTTTGGCCTGTTGCTGATGATAGACTCCATTCTATACTTCTCCAATCAGCTGCTGCTGTTAGTGTTGGGTTTATGAATAACCCCCTCGTTTGTCCATTTGCTGTACCTGTTTGATTGATAGTGCTTAAAATAGCTATTGTTGCATGTGTATTTGAACCAGTACTTGGAGCGAAATTGTCATTTAATATAATAAAATTTCTTGATATTGCAGAAGTTGTAGTAGATGCCGGCGCAAATTGAACAGCGGTAGCTATATTAGCATTACCATAAACCAAATATCTCCCAACATCAGTCAAGAAAGCAGTGTTCTCACCATTTCGTATAAATCCATTATTTGAAACTCTAAAAAGATTATTCGATAAATTATTTTTTATTGTAAAAACATCTACTCCTCCATCACCAACTACTTCAAGTTTTGCCGACGGTGTAATGGTACCAATCCCCACATTCGTCCCGTTGTCAAAAATCTGACTATTGCCTTGGGTTGTCGTGCCTGTCCATTTCGATAAATAGTTTGAAGTTCCACTACCCGTAACTATTCCCGCTCCTGCCAATGATGTGGCTCCTGTCCCCCCATTAGCCACCGGCAGCACGCCAGTCACTTTTGTAGTCAAGTTCACTGCGTTGTTGGCGATCGTCACTACTCCGGTATTGCTCAACATCACATCGCCAGATACAGCCACACCAGTGGCTACATTGCTACCATTCCCGACAAATATCTGCCCACTGTTTAAGGTGGTGCCCAGCTTGCCATCCAGCTGGCTTACGTTCACGGCGTCACCCGCACTGGTGCCATTAGCAAGGTTCGTCACCTTGTTCGAGGACATGTCTATGTCGGCCAGAAATCGCAAAGTTGCCATATATACATTCTTTTTTTTGAGATAAGAAAAGCCGGCAAAGCCGGCAGGTTAATTAGCCAACAACCAGTACACGCACTGTGCGTGTGGCGCCGTTTGCGGCAACAGTCACGGTGTTGGTGGTGCTGTGTTTTACTTCGCAGTACAGCTCTTCGTAGGTCGTGTCGTCGTACACGCGCACTGTCACGGAGCGCGTTCCGAGGTTGTGTGTCAGCGTTTGGGTTCCAGGGCTGTCACCGACGCTAATGGACGTGAACTCGCGGGTCCGCGCCACGTTAGCAGAAGCTACCGGCGTGTAGCCTGGCACGTAGATGCCGGAAGTGGTTACCTTAATGGTGCTGTCGTCCACCTTCACCTGCAGGCTGTCGGCATTCACGGTGAGGGAGTTGTCGGCAGCGACAACGTCCAGTGTGTTGCCGGTCTTTGTCATACCGGCGCCGGCAGTAACCTGGCCGGCTCCTGAGAACTGGCTCCAGGTGATGTTGGTGCTGCCGATTGTGCCACCCTGGTCGCTGGTGCATACCCAGCCGCTGTCGGCGTTGGTAGTGCCCTGCTCCACAAATGTGAAAGCACCCGGCACCTCTGCCCAGTTGTCCATGTCGGTAGCGCGCGTCCAGGACGAAGCTGCGGCGACATAGATGCCGTTTTCGCTGGCCGTGCTTTGATCCTTCACTAGCACGCGGTCACCGGATACGATGGATACACCGTCAATCGTCTGTGCACCAGACAGCGTGATGTTGGCCGTGGTGGCGGCTTTCACCGAAGCTTTCACGTCGATTCCGGAAGCCACGCCGTCCACATAGGCTTTTGTGGCTACGTGCTGTGCGCTGGTAGGATCTGCAGCGGAAAAATTGCCGCTGCTGTCGCGCAGCACCAGCGTGCTCACGGTGTTGTTGGCAGTGGCATTGTCCAGCTTGGTTTTGTCGGCAGCAGACAAAGAGCCGGCTGCAGAGGTGGTTGCGGCTGAGATGGACACGGTAGCCACGCCTGTGGTGGCGTTCACGCTGGCAGCAATCGGCGCGGTGCCTTGCACATCGGTGATGTCGCCATCAATGCGCACCCAGGCGGAGCCGCTGTAGATGTATGGCGCATTGTCGGTAGTATTGAAATATACCTGCCCTGCCACCGGCGAGGATGGCGCGGATGCGAGGTTTTCAATAACCGCTTTCCTTATCTCGTTTTTGTTCAGCTCGAGGTGAGCCAGGTAGTTGATGGAAGCCATGTTATGCGCATGTGGCAGTGCCGCTTACTGCCTGGTTGAATAATAGGTTGATCTCGTTGTTGCTCAGGACCTGCACCTCGCCAAATATGTGTTGCCCGCTGGCGTTGCGGGCAATGACGTTAGGCACTTTGCCCAGGTTGTGGACGATGTTCCAGGTGCTGCTAACACTGCCCTGCGTATGCAGATAGCTTTTATCTGCAAGGCCTTTGCCCTGCAGATAGGTGACCATTTGCGTGGCAGTGGCTTTCTGCTCGCTGCCTGTGCTGGGTTGGTAGTAGAACTCCCAGTTGTCGGTCACGTTAGCAGCAAGGTCGAAATTGCGGGGTTTCTTGTTTGCCATTTTGATTTTAGTTAAGTTCGAAATAGCCGTTGCCGGTGTTGAGTTCCCAGTAACCGTTGCTGTTCGTCTCCCAGACGTTGTTGCCTTCCGGCGGTATCAGCCCGGCTTTGATTTTAGTAAATGAGTAAGGGGCCAAAGAGCGCACCGCATCAAAATCAAGGTAAACAGGCGACGTGCCTGTTTCAAAAATGTCGTAGTTGTTTTCAGTAAGTCGGAGCCGGTAGTAGTTCTGATCGGTGAATTCGAGAAGTTTGTTTTCAATCAACAATTCCTGCAGGGCATCCGCATCATCCAGCCGGATGGCGCCGGTGCGGTAGGTGAACAGGTTATTCCAGTTGCGGTCGTGTTGCAGCACGGCGCCGGTGGTAGGCGTGTAGCCAAAGCCTGTAACGCGCTCTGTCAGCTGGCGGTCTATCTGGAGGCGTTTGCGTTTGCGTCCGGTGGCCCGCAGGATGTGCGGGTTATTGAAGGACCCGAACCAAATCAAATCCGATGGGTGCGTCTGATACGTGTCGTCTATGTAGTAAGTGAACAGCTGTGACTGTGCAGTTACCGCCGCCTGAGTCGAGATGTTCATGTCATAGACTCGCACGGTGTATTTTAATGCAGCTGCATCCAGCCCCAACTTTTGCGGCCCTGTGGGAAAAACGGCTGCTTGCCAGGCAGCCAGGCTGACGGCATCATCAGGGCTGTCGGCTACTCCCGTGTGCTTGTACAGCGTGGATCCTATCTGCACACCGCTGGCATTGTACTGCTTCACCTCGAGGCCGAAATACTTGGTTGAGTCGGTGTGGTTGAGGAAGGTAAGCACGTCTTTCTGCGTTCGGTACAAAGTCTTGCCGCTGGGCATGAATGTCAGCAGCGCATTGCTGGCGGTTACGTTGTCTAGGAAGGAATACAGCCCAGCATAGTGCCAGTCAGCCCCGCCGTATAACACGCTGTATGCGCTGGAGGTGGTTGCTGTTTGTGGGGTCTGTGGGTTGCCGTATTTCTCAAAATACTCAAGCTTGTATCGACGAAGCGTATCAGTTTGATACGGGTGAGGATCCTCCAGGTCAGGCACGCGGAAAGGAGTGTTAAGAGCGCACTCGCTGTCGAGTATTTTTTCAAGGTAAAAATTTGTGAAGCCGTTTGCATCTGGGATGGCTTCTATCTCTGCAACCTGGGCAAAAGTGTTGGAGTTCCAGACTTTTTCAAAAAGCACCCTGAGCACAACGCGATAATTGTCCAGCGAGGTGTAGCTCGTGGACAGTATGCGGGCGTGCACCATGTTCTTCGACAAGCTCACGCTTTCAGGTTGTATGGAAAGAGATATAGCCATGTTATTCGTTTCCTACCCAAAGGCCCCCGGAATTAAGCTCCCAGAATCCAAGGATTTCAGGCGCGTTGCCATCATACTGAAACGGCGACAACTGCTGCCACGGTGTCACCGGATGACAAGAAAGCCGGAACTCCTTAGCCGGCTGAAATTCAAAAGTGACCAGGATGCCATCATAGCTTCCATCGCCCGTGTTGATCATGCTCTGAGCATTAATGTTCAGCGATTCCATCGTGTCAGCCATGTTGCCAAACAACGGATGCCCGTTGCTGCTATCCCCCAGCATGTGCGTGATGAAATCTGCAGCAATGGTCTCCACTTGGTTCCGGCAAATAATCCGAACCGCAGCGCCATCGTTTCGCAGGTTTAACTTCTTTCCCACAATGAAGCCTCCCTGCTTGCGCTGGAACTGGTATGCGCCCACTTCTCCCACTCCCCAGGTGTAGTCTATCAGTCGGAAAAAAAAGCCCGTAGAAGAGACCTGGCCGCGAAAATCGCCCACTGCTTCTTCCACGCTTACCACCTCAAACACCTTGTCCCCCTCCTGGTGCTGAAGGGATGGATGAAGCTGGCAAAGCCATTTGAAATAATCGACGTATAGTTGATACATGGGGCAAATATGAGCTGCTTCAAAAAAGTAAAAAAGGACAGCAAAACCGGTTAAAGCGGTTCCTTTGCCTTCTTTTTGACTGACAAACTATTAATACCACAAGTCAAAACCCTTATAATTTTGGTTTGCAGCCGCGCACCTCGGCTTTGCCTGTCTTCGTCCGCGATTCGGGATTGCGGATTTTCAGGATATATGCTACGATGCGCTGATTCTTAGTCCTGGTGAATAGCCGCCTGATGTATTGACAATTGATGAAAACAAGCCAAGAATCGGCTTGTCGTTGGCATCGCTAAGGTCGGTAGCGTGTTGCCTTGGTACCAGCGATGATCGCTCGCTGCTTTTGTCTTTGTGAATGCCGTACCTGTCTTGCTTCGTCCTGGCGTTACGCATGGACACATATAGCTCTTTGCAGTTGCCCTTGTTCATGCGGTAGCGCGGGAGTTGCGGGTGGCCTCGGAGCAGATAAGACCAGGTAAGATAGTTCAACTCGTGATTCTCATTGCGCCCGCCAATGGTCATCAGGCGAGGCTGCCAGCCAAGTGCGCGCAGTTGTTGGGCTGCACGTTGCGCCCTGGTCTCTTTTGTGATACCGGTGGCTACATTGCCTTGGTTGTCGTAGAAGAGATACAGCTCCTTGTTGCTGGCCTGATGTGGTTGATAGTAGTTGTGGAACTTTGTGAACAGATCGTCCTGGATCTCCTGATTGTCGCCCAGTACAAACATGGACTTGATAGTCCGATATTCATTGATAGACTTCAAGTGCTGGTTCACAGTGAGACAGTTGATGACTGCGCCCCAGTCAATGCCCAGTATCAGCGGCTGCCCTCTGACCAGGTCGCTGTCTCCAAGGCAAGAAGGAGCCTTGCCGACGCCGTCGTAGTAGTCGTAGTCGTAACTGGTGTACATGTGAACCTCTGCATCGAGCAGTGAGTAGAAGCCGCCTTTGATACGCTGCGGCCTGATGGATAGATACTCCGCCTTGAACAACATCTCATCGAGGCTGCTTTCCTTGGCACGCTGGATATAGTTGGCCGGCAGATTCTTTCTGTTCACCTCCCAGGTTGCTTTGATGAACAACATCTCGTTCATGCTGGCCTTTAGTTTCTTGATTTCGTCTTTGTCGTGGCTCCGCTTCATCTTCTCTACAATGTCCTCGCGGCGCTGGTTGATGCGCTCTTCCATTTCTTCATACCAAATACCAGTGTCGGTGACTGCGGTGGTGGAGGTGTACAGCTCGTTGAGGTATAGCGGCGTGCCGTCAAATATCTTGTGATTGCTTCCACGCACCCGAGGCCGCTGGTCAGTGTCCAGCTTCTTTTTGTCCAGCTGGGTGGCTTCGTCGGCAATCAGGCTGTCGGAGTTGAGGGACTTGCCATCTCCCTGAATGTCTTGCGACACCAAGTTATAAACTGCGCCGGTCCAAAAGTATATCACCTTGTCCCACTTCAGCGGTGGTTTGTATGGCATCGGGAAATTCCAGGATGCAGGCGGGCGCCTCCCAACAAAGAAGTGCAGGTTTTGGAATAGCCCCAAGGTTTCAAGGCCATGGATGGTAGTGGGCAGCGTGCGGGTGAGTATTTGCTGGTAAGTTTCACCGACCAGCATATTGGCTGATCGTGGCAGCTCCATGACTATGCGCTGTATGCGGCGGGCTATGCCTGTTGACTTGCCGGAGCCGGCACCTGCTTCGACGTACATCTCCCGGCACTTGTCTGCAAAGTAGTCCATGGAAACTTGCAGCAGGTTCATCTCTATTTTGCGATAGGACTTGCCTACCTGTCGCAGCAGGCTTTGCCAATCCTTTGAGCCGCGTTCGTGGAGACGATCAATCTCCTTTCTGATCAGGTCCTCCTGTGACAGGTTCGAAGTCGATGTCTTCTGCTGTTTTTCCATTTTCAATCAATTCGTTCAGAATAATGGTGCCGGTGCCCTGAACCAGGGAGTTGAGGACCTTGCGGGTGTCGTCATCCAGCACCAGGGCGTAGGCGCCCGGGTTAAGGCGGTCTGGATCTATGCTATCTGGTTCCTCTTTGTCGAATCCGCCCAGCATAATGAGATTGCGCAGCGCTGATGACATGGCTTTGCTATCTTCTTTTATCTCTGCCAGACGGTAGGCTTTCATGGCGAGCGATTTCAAACGCAGCTTTTCAAATTCCCGGTTCTCTTTTTCTAAGTCGCCAAAAACAGTAGCTAGCCCACGGTAGTCAGTGTAGAATTGCGCATGACTAATGTCAAATGTCGTCATCATAAATGCCATGGCCTCCTGCATACTCATTCCCGATTGAAGCATACATGTACGCAGCTGCACCAAACGCTCATACACCTCCATATCGTTCTTGTGCAGCTTTGGCGCTGATGGCCGCCGCGGATCACCGGAGTAGGTGAGCCATTCGTAGATGCGCAGATAGACTGCCGGCACTTTGGTGTATCTAGTCATAGGTCAAGCTCGTTTATCAAGCTATTCAGTTCCGCTTGTTTGTTTAGTATTTTGGCCTCATACTTTGCAATGTCAGCAGCGGTAATGGGCCGAAATTCGTTACCTTTAAGGTGCACTCTCCCCCTGGTAATTGCAATCTGCATTTTCCTGATTGATTCCTTCAAGCTGGCCGCTTGTTTCATCTTTGTGGATATTTCATCAATTACCTCTGATCTGGCAGGGCCTGACGGCAACTTGCCTGTTTGTTCCCAAGCTCGTGCCGAGTCGTATATTTTGTCGAGCGCCGGAATGATTACCTCCATGATTTCAACTGCAGCAGACAAGGTCTTTTTGATTTGGCCTTGTGCTGCATACTCGCAAAGCAGCGCGTGATAATGACTGTGTTGCTTGTGCAGATTGATGGCCCGCTGATACATGTCCCAAATGTCCTGTGGCACGCTTTCTTTTTCTGCAAACAACGGCCCCCAAAACCCGCCGCTGCCTCCGTTTTTTGTTTTCACCATGCCAGGCTCAGGCTCGTCATTTGATTGAAATTCTAATCTTGCCAATACCATTTTTAGGGTATCTCTCAAAGAATTTTCGAGATGGGTAGGTACAAACGGAGACGCCATATAGCGCTGGAACTGCGCCCGTACAGTGTGCTTTACATCAGGACAACGGAGCACAATGGCCACGCCTTCAGCATAGTAGCCATTTTCCAAAAACTGCCGAATATCCCTTGCCAGCTTGCTCATGCTGCAAATTTTCCAGCCTTTTTGTTTTCAAAAAAGGACAAAAAAAGCGCGAAGTGAAACACTCCGCGCTTTCAATCGAATCACATACTGTAAAAGAATCAAAACCCTTCTCGTCTCCTTGCAATGGCGTAAATCCTGAGCCTATGAACGCCAGTTCCGCTATTGCTTGATTTCAGCCTGACCCTATATCCCCAAAGATGATTCTGACCAGTAAGAACAGGTATACTTGTCATGCTGTAAGCTTGGTTTCCGGTCGCGGTAATGGTAGCCACAGTATCAGTTAATACCCAGTCTGAGCAGGTGTTACAGGCTGCTTGCTCTACTGTTACAACGTTCGTGGCAGCGCCTGACACCTCGGTGTTCACGAGGACAAAGGTGATGTCGCTGGCATTGTCGAATTTGCGGGCAAATTCATAAGTGCCAGTCTCGGTGTTGGTGAGCGTATCAACAGCAAACGCCTGTAGATACATGCTGGTGAATTGCGCATTTGCGGAATTCACATAGAAAATCAAAATGAACAGTTGAAAGAAAAATTTCATCGTCATGCTTTTTTGTGATTACCACGCCCCTTTGCTTCGGCGGGCTGGATTTCCGATTCACTTATAGTATTTGCAGCTGCGCTCTTTCGGCGCAGGTAAGGGAAGCCGGCATCCACCAGTTGCCCGGCATAGGCCGGCTTCAGGTCTCTAAGGTTAACTCTTCCTCCAGGATGCCCCAAATGGGCATATCCAGGATGATGTATAAGCGGACCAAAGTTCCAGCCCACCACAACAAACTGCGCTGCCGTTTCCGGCAGCAGCCATTCGTTGGGGTCAACACCAGGATTTTTGATGCGGCTCATTAGGCAGTCAGATCAATGGTACCAGTGTAGATCGGGCAGGAGTAGCCAGTGTCGGCATATACCCGCATCGCGATTCCCGTTCTGTTCGTCTCAGCACCACCGACGCCGCCGGTAAGCTGCTCCACGTAACAGGGGTTTTCGAGATTGCCGACTACGCTCACCTTGCCGTCTTTGCCTGGAACAAGGAAGATCAGGCAGCCGCTGTTGGCGATCATGTCATCCACCAGCATGCGCTGTTCCTTGTTGTAGTCAGGTACGAAGAAAACAAACGCGTTGCGGACATATTGACCGCCGACTTCGCCCTGGATGGTGTCCACCACATCACCGGTGGCGATGAGAATGTCCAGCTCCAGCCATTTTTTCCCGGTGTCCAGCGTAAAGTCTTGGTTAAAGACCTTTGTGTCACCGTATGCGGTGGTCACGTTGCCGGTGGCAAAGGTGGTAATGTCGCCTTTTGGGACGAAGTACACCCGTTGCTTCACACCAGGCACCTGGCCATTGCCGCAGGCTTTGATTACAGAAGATATAGCCATCTTTGTACTTTTTGTTGTTAAAAAATCAGCTTACGCCTGAATCAAAAACGGGTATTTCTTCTTCACCAGGTCAGTCAACCACTCAGCGGCTGCTGACTGCGTGATGCTTGCCAAAGCCGGGAATTGCTGAAGCTCTTCCTGTGTTGCCGCGCCGCCTTCAGCCAGTCGCATCAGAGCCGCGGAAGGAACGATTTCACCGTCGCGATAACGGACCTTTGTTTGCCCATCGGCAAACTTGACCGTTTTCTTGACCGCAGCCCCGGTGAATGGATCGCGATATTCAGCGGTAAATTCGCCATTAACCGGATCCATCGGCTTGATGATAACAGGCCCTCCGTTGGTGACACTGTTGCGTATGGCTTCCAGTTGTTCAGCGTGGCGCTGGGTCAGTTGGCGGTTGGCCTCTTCGCAGCGCTTCAGCTTCGCTTTCAGCTTTTCTACCTCATTTTCAAAATTGGCGTTTGCCTCTTGGATTTGATTTTCTTTTGCCATGTCGGAAAAAATTTAACCGGGAAAAGTGGCCGACAACCGGAGCTGCCGACCACGTTTTCCGGCAGGATAAAAGAAGTCTTACACTTGCTCGTTCACAAACATGTGTTTTGCCGACTCAAAACCGAAGAATCGGTACATTTCAGCAAAGCACTTCAGCTTGCGGTCTTCGGCTTCGAAACGGAAAACAGGATAGGGATTGTACCCCAGGCGATTGCCGATGATCATACTGCGAAGGTTCGGATCGTTGAACACGCAGACGATGCGGTCGCTGCCTTCCATGGCCGTGATGCCCACGATATTCTTGTTGTAGTCATCCACCTTGAGCACCAGGTTGTGCGCTGTGGTCGCCTGCACGTTAATGTCGCGGTGCGGGAAGGCATTCTTGTACGCATCGCTGTACTGCTGAGCACGCGTCTTGCTCATCAGAATCATGCCCGGCTTGTAGCGGTAGTTGACCGGCAGGGCTGCGCAAAAATCGCGCACTTGGTCAACCATGGTGCCGGAAACCAGTTCACCGGTTGTGATCGGCGTCAGCGTGTTGGCTGTAACCAGGTCAGCGATGCCCTTTTTCCAACCCGTGAAGGTGGTGGTCATTGCGCCGGCAGTGCCAGGAGTCGGAGCAGCATACTCGCCAGCCCAGGCAGACTTGTTGAGGTCCTCACGAACCTGGTAGATCACGTGGTTGTCGATGATGTAGCGGGCATAGTCCCACATGGTAGGATCGTTGCCGTTGCCAGCCTGGAACCAGGCGTTGTTGAAGCGGGAAAAGAACTTGTTCAATTCCCCTTCGTCAAACTCAAGGTCCACCTTGCCCACTTGCAGGATGTTGGTGATGCCATTCCAACTCTCCGAGTTGTTTGGCGTGAATGCTTTTTGCCAAGGCTGCAGCACCGTTCCCCCTTCCATTTGCAAGCCTGTGTAGGCGTAGTCGCACGGCTCAAAGGGCAACATCGTCTCAAACTCCAGCTCCTGCTTCAGGCTCTGGTGAATGAGCGTGCTGTTTTGGTTGGCAAACTGATTCAAAGCGGTCTGCGCCGCTGCGATAGTAATAGCCATTTTTAAAATTTGAATAGGTTAAGAAAATCGGCCTCGGTCAGCGGCGAGCAGCCCGGAGTGCCCTTTCAAATTCTTCAGCAGCGGCCTTCACGGCCGGATCTGCATTCTTTTCTTCTTCCGTCGGATCCGCGGCGGCCAGTGGCATAGTAGGCGATGCCCCTGGTGTGTGATCTTCCAACAGTTGAATGCGCTGTGCCTGAGCCTCAAGGCGCTCAGTCAGCGTCTCCAACCGGTGAGTCATGGAGGTCAAGGCAGATCCAATTTCCTCCAGCTCCTCCCGGATGACTGATGGCTGACTGGCAGATCCCTGTTCCTGAATGCTTGCAGGCGTTGCTTGTGCTTGTGCCAGCGCATTTTCCAGCCTGGAAAGCTCGGCACCTTGCAGATACAGCCCGCCATCCTCGTCAAGCTCGGTGTCGTAGCCGAGCGTCGCGGTAATTGATTGAAATTTCATTGTGTTGCTATTTTGCTTATTTGAAGTGATGCGGCCTGCAGCTGCATCGCGGCTGCCCAGCGCTTTTTTCTTTTTTCCCAAAGCCACGGCCCGATCGGCGGCCTCTTCCCATGTTTTTATGCCTTCGATCAAGCCTATTTTTTTCGCTCCGTTGGCCAGATAGGTCTGGCCTTTGAACACTTCGCCGTCGTCATGCAGCTTACTTCTGAACTCTTTCATCCGGCTGATGAATGCAGCGGCGTATGGGTCGAGCACTTTTTTTTGAATAGGTTCGTAGTTCCCATCTAATGCCTGCTTCCAGTCGTCATTTTTGAGTGTGGAATCTTTTGCATAGATTTCATGAAAGACAATGCCTTCTTTTATGTAGTAAGGCCGCACATCGGCAAAGGATAACACCACGCCAATGGAGCCAAACTCATCCGTTTTTTCAGAAGCGTAAATTTCATCGGCTGCAGCGGCTAGGTAATATGCTGCAGAAGCTGCTACGCCGTTCACAATGGCAACCACAGGCTTTTCAAGCCTGCGGATTGCCATGGCCACCGTGTCCACAATGGTTGCCTCCCCACCGCCCGAGTCTATTTCCATCAGGTGTGCGGTGATGTTGTTTAGCTTGTCTGCTAGCTGCATCTTTTTCATTAGGCTGAGCATGCCAGGGTTGCCGCACTCCTGGTCGTATTTTGTGAGCGGGCCGGAAACCCGAAAAACAGCCACGCTCTCAGGAGGTGCCTGCTCGAATTCCCCGTACATGGCATTGCCTTTTGGATTCCAAGCTGCTACGTGATTTCGGCTATCAGCTTGCCCAATCATAGCCCAGTCAGTGCTTTCGCCCTTTGCCAGTTTTGCTATAAACGGCCCGGCCGCTTCCACGGTGCCTGAGTCCACCATCCAGACTCCCCTCACTATGCTTCTAAGTAGATTCATATTTGCTTGTTAATAGACCGGCACATAGCCAAAAGCCCGCCGCGTCGTAGTTCCTGTTAGTTGAAAAGCATATCCATTTCTGCCGCCACTGTTGGAGGCCGTCTCTCCGCTTGCGATGAAATCCAGCGGCTGGTCTTGCCGGCCAATCAACCAGGGGCGATTGTTTTTGTCCGTCAGCCGCACCAGGTAGCGGTGCCTCGACATCCGCTCAAGTTCATGCTCCCGGATGGTGGCCAGCTTTGGGATAATGCCATTGATCTCCTGCTGGTATTCATGCCCCTGATCAGTGAGGCGCTGCGCCTGGGACCAGCCGTCGCCACTTGCCGGGAAAAATGGCAGGCTGATCCACTGCTGCCCTCCCAGTGTCGGATTGATGGCTTTCTGAAAATTCCCGTTGAGAATCACCTCCTCATATTCGCCATCATCCAGCCAGTCAACTGGCAATATGAGCAAAGACTTCAGCCCCGGGAGGTTAACCTCCCCGCAGTTCAGAGATATGGCTGAAATGATATTGCTCATGTGACAAATATTCATTTTTTGGCCATACACAAAAAAGGACAGCTAAAACTGGCTGTCCTATCCCTTTGAAATTTAGTTGATTTGCTAAAACAGTGACCCTTGTACAAAGCCTGAATGCTGCATTTGTGCCGACAAGGCGTCCGGGTGGGTTATAAGGCTGGCGGGTGGTGCGGAATTGTCCTCGCTCCCGTCAATGGAATCGCAAAAAAAAGGCGATTTTCGTTGGTTCAAAGTTGGAATATTCAGCTTTGTCCGCCTCCTGGTACATGCTTTTTTTAAGGAGTCAAAATTCATGTCATATAGCCGGTAGCGGTTGATGAACATGTAAATCGCCTCTTTCTCCTGCATGCCTTCTGCCGTGAACCAGTCAACCACCTCAAATAAGGTGTAGTACATCATTCGCTGGACGTATGAGTTGAAGCGAATAATTCGGGTGGGACAAATGAACAAGCGCACGCGATGTGTGTCAGCTGCTGACACTTGGAAATAAAATCGCGATGAATATACATCCTCTTTCACTACATACCTTTTGTCATCACGCACTGAATATTTTAGTGTCAATATCGAATTCAAATACGCAGCCACCGGCGTGTCGGCATTCAGGTCCAACACATCTCCATCTTTCAAATTCTCTTTTGTATCCAGGAACAGCTTTAGGTGTGGCTTGATGGGCACCCAGGTGATGATATTCTTTGAGGGCATACATATAGGGTTTCGGTGTGTAGTTTCCCCTGCCGTATGTCTATATTTCAATCAAATATTAGCCCAAATATCAAAATATTTATCAAAAGTGAAAATAAAAAAGCCGGCTTTGATAAAGCCGGCTATGGTAAATTCACTCTAAAACCCAAAAATGAAACATGAAAAAATCAACTCAAACGATCAATGCCATTTTGCAAAATCGCAATGATTTTCTTTTTCAAATCATCCTCCTTCACAATATCAATTACGCCGGCCAGCAAAGTGCTCAGGAGGGCGTCAATTCGCTCGAGGAAAACCGCTTTGACCTGTTTGCCGTTCTCAGGGTCCGAGTCGGTCAGCTTGTCCGCTGTGATGGCCGCAAATGCGAGCACCAGGGAGAAAAAAGCGGAAAGGTGAATGTTGACCTTCAGGCGCGGCAACAGGTTGGTTTGAATCAATTCAAGGCCAAGCCGAATAAGGTACTTCCAGGGGATAAATTTCATAAGGCAATGTATTTTTTGTGATCAAAGTCCAAAAATATCTCGCCTTATTGCTGATTAAAAGGACGAAAATATCATTTTGCTGACATCAACAAAATGATTAAAATACCGCCTCGACTTTGATTTCTCGCTGCTCTAAGAATTTCATCAGGTCCCTGTAGCCCATGCCGGCAGCCCAGCTCCACACGCCCGATGGCGTTGTTTTTACTTTCCCTGCTTCATCCAGTATGAATTTCTCGTGCTTGCCATCCTTGTTGATTGACAGCTCAACCGGTGGCCTTTCTCCGATATTTTTTATCTGATTCCGCAGCGATTCACGCTGTGCTTTCAGATTTTCAAGTCGATTGTTCATATTGTCTTATTGATGTTTTCTTTAATACTTTCAATTTTCAAGGCAATATGTTCACGGGTGTGATCTATCGTAGTTTTCAATTCCTCGTTCATGTTTATGCCGGCATCCTTCAGCGCAATCAGATTGTTGCTCAGGTCTTTGAGCGTGCCCACACAGTCCACGTTAAGCTCCACAAGTTGTTCGATGTACTTCTCGTACTGTACCTGCAACTGCTCAGACTGCCGTTCAGCCTGCTTGTTGTGCTTGTACCACAGCAGCCCAACTGCCGAAGAAAGAACGCTGACGGCCACCGCCATGCTGCCCAGCAGCAGGCCCAATAGGTTTGAGCCGTCGCTTGTGAAGAACCTTTCAATGGTTTCTGTGCTGTCACTTATTTGAAGGAATATCATGTCACAAATTTTAATATCTGTGACAAAAATCCTTCCCTGACATGGCAAAAGTAAGGACATAGCAAAAAAGGCTGCCTCACGACAGCCTTCTTGCCTTCCTCTGCCTCTCCTTTTCACGGTATGCAGCCTCTTGGGCCGTCTGCAAATGTGCAGGCACTTTCATTTCGTATTGTTCAAATATTGCCCGGAATTGCGGCCAGGCTACAAAGGTGCTGTATCTATAAAATGTATCAACCAGTGCCGCGTGATGCGGCATGTTAGCAAGGGCCATGTGGTAGTCATACAGCATTCGGCGCGGCACTGGCAGGTTCAGTAAGTCCTCACTCATGCGGCGTCTGATTTTCTAACCCACTGGGCAGCCTCTGGCATGCCGAACTTGTCAAAAAATGCAGCCGACATAACAGGGCTGATACGTTTCAGCATAAGACCGACGGCGTAGATCACTGCGCCGCGGACAACAGGCGACTGCACGGCTGCCGTTTCCATCATTGCGCTCAAATCCTGGTGGTGGCCGTCCGTGATGATGCGGACGTTGTCCTCGTCGTCGAGGAGAATGGTGATGATTGCTTTCATAATAACTTCATTTTAAGTTGTTGGTAATTAGCCTCTGCCCTCACGGCAGCGGCCCGGATGTCGCTTTTATGGTCGAGCCATTCAATCAGCTCAGCCCTTGTTACGCCGGTCTCCTCCATCTTCAGCAGGATGATTTCGGCATTGACCAGTACCTCGTGCTGGTTGACTGCTACCTGGTAGCTGATCTGCTTATCGTTGTATTTCTGGCGCAGGTGCTTGTGCAGCGCCGCGGATGCCACTTTGAAGGCATTTCGGATGTCATCTTGAGTAATTAAGGTTTTTACCATGTCACAGATTTTAATTTTTGCTTATTTAGAATTTGTCTAAAACTGTTCAAATTGAACACCTTTTGAACACCTTTTGAACAGCCAGAACTTAACACTGGCGCGGGTGTTCAGCTTTTGAACAGTTTGAACACTTTGAACACCTGAACACTTTGAACACCTTTTTTTTGCTTTTTTTCGGCCATTTTTTGCTGTTCAAACTGTGCAAAGTGTTCAAACTGTTCAAAGTGTTCAATTTGAACAGTCTTTGAACATGTCACAGATTTTTGATTTTTTGAAGAGCTTCCAGCCTTTTTTCCTTTCTAAAAAAAATATAGTATCTATTTTTTTTAGAAGGGGAAAAGGTGTGCAAACTGTTCAAAGTGTTCAAACTGTTCAAAGTGTTCAAATTGAACACCACGCGTAAGGACAAAAAAAAGGCTGCACATCGTGTTGTGCAGCCTCTCATATCACTAAACTAAAATGGAACAGTATCAGAAGGATTGTTCGCGGCCGGCGGAGCAGCCTCCGCACTACCCTCTTTGTTATGGCCGGTGAAAACAAAGTTGCCGTTCGGGTCCAGCTCGTACATCTGCGAGCCTTGCACGTACATCTTGCAGCGCATGATCAGTGTGTTGACTGCGTGCGGATAGCCAATCTCCTGGTGTATCTTTCGCCAGCCCTTGGTCCAGTCCTTCGCCTTCAGCTCCACCGCCTTCTTAATGTATTCCTCCTGGTCGCCAGCCTCCATAAATGACTTCAAACACTCGTCCTCGTGTGCCAGCCCGATGAACTCCCAGCTGAGCATATTGTCAATTTTGGAAGTGCGATAGCGAATCACATTCGAAGCTCCAAACACCTTTTCAGAGTTGCGGGCCTTCAGCTGCTTCAGGTAATAGGTGCCCTCCTCGTTCGCATTTTCGTTGATGCCAAAAATAGTAGGAGCAAAGTCCTGGAAAGCAGAGGCCCCCTTCATGGCCGAGAGGGTCAACTGCTCCATTTTGTTTTGGTGTTTCGTTGTGTGGGCAAGCACCAGGATGGTGAGGTTGTAACGAATGCGCAGCCTTTTGAGAAAGCGCATTATTTTGATCGCGATGTTGATGTCGGAAGCTGACTCGGAGGAAAGGGCTGTGATGTTGTCCACTATAAGCACCTGGGGCATTCGCTGCCGGACCAGTGTTTCAATTTGCCGGTTGATGTACTTGTCCATGTCTTCCTCTGGGTAGTCCAGAAAGTTCGGGTTTGGGTCCACCCTGTAAAAGTTTGGCGAGAATTGATACCTGGTTCCCCCTTCCGTGTAGCGCTTCTCCACCTCGCGGTCGAACAGCTCCATGTCGATGAACAGCACCGACAGCTCCTCTGGCTGTTGCTTGACTTCGTTGCCCAGTTCGTTCACCAGGATGCCTGGCAGGAAGGATCTGCCAGAAGCGATGGCATTGCCCAGCTGCACCGCGCCGATGGACTTGGCGGAGCCTGGAGGGCCAAACAGAATGGTGATGCTGTTCTGGTGAAGCAGCTCCCCTGCCAGCCTGAACATCTCAGGCTCCCGGCCGGCGTCCTCGATCACCTGGTTCCAGGAGCGCACACGAAAAAAGGCGGAAGGGCTGCTCACCAGCAGCTCTTCCGCCATCGTGTTCCTTTCTTCGAAAATGTCGCCCTCCTCTGCATGTGCCCTCGCAAGTCCCTGATAAAGCTTGCGTATGTAGTCGCGACTAAGGTATTTCTGATACAATATTCGGGCGTGATATTCAAGATTTGCGGTTGACGCAACTATTTTGGTCAATTCAACTAAATAGAAAGCTCCGCCTATGGCCTCTAGGGCATTAGCAAATCCTTCAGTTTTGTCGATCGTTGAAAAATGCACGTTAAGCTCACCAGACATTCGCCACTTCTTCATATTCTTCAAAAAGTCGGTGACTGTAAGCAGGTCGATTGGCAGTTCGCGTTCGTATAGTTGGGAGCAGGCCTCCCAGATAATAGCATGTTTGTCGTCGTAGAAATGTGAAGGAAGGAGGAAGTTCACCCTGGGGAAAGCCTCGCGTTCAAGCAGGCAGGCCCCGATAACTGCTTTTTCAAGCTCAATGTTGTGTGGCTGTGGTGCTCCGAAAACGAGGTTTTCAAGGCCTTTGATGAATTCGTTCTGATCGGCCTGGTTCTTCTTGTAGGCCGCTTTGAGTTTTGTTGCGGTGTTATTTGTTGACATTTCAAAAAAGTTAATGCGCGAATTTCTCCGAAAGCAGTCTGAAAAGTAAGGACAGCCACCGGCGAAATGCGAGCAGGTGTGTGTGTAGTAAGGCACGGCCAAGCCTGTTTGAATGCAGGCATTGTGTGCTTATTTCTGCTAAGTATGTGTAGTGTATTTGCTCGTCCTGAGCCTGGAAGTTTTCTAAAAGTGAGGGGAGACAAGCTCCCCTCTCGTGTTTGTTGTTAGTGCTTGCGAAAATGAGCCTCAGGCATCGCCTGTCATTTGAAGGTATCGGTCATGTGTTTCGATGATGCGAATTTTCATTTCGTGTGATATTTCAGCCTTGTTCTGCAACACCATGATGGCGGCGAAATCCTCCTTGATGTTCTTCAGAATGGTCTCAGCCAATCCCCCACCTTTGCCCCGGTGCTGCCATTTGTAGAAATATTGTTTTATTCGTCTCAGCTTCTCGGCAATCTCCCGTTCAGGGTCTGTCACCACCTCTCTAACCACTGTAACAGAAGCTGTGACAGGCTCCGCTGTCACAGGCGTAACAGCTGTGTTCACAACTGTTACAGGTGTTTCAGCGATAGCTGTCACAGGCTTCGTCACAGCGTCAATTGACTTCTCTCGATTGCCTGGTAGGCGGAATCCAATCCGATTATCCGAAAAGGGTAGGGACTGTCCGCGCTCCGTGTAGGGGTTTGAAGGAATCGCCTGCTTTCCGGGTTGTTTGGGCGAGACCCGATGCGTAGCTCCTTCCTGTGAATTACCTACTTTGCCTTTGTTGTGTTCATAGCTGATTCGCTCCAGCAGAGCGAGCAAAATGATCAGCAGGATGGTGGCATATTCAGCAATGCCGCCGTATGCCGCCAACTGCTGGGAGCTGGCCGTTATTTCATTCTGCGAGAGCTGTCGCTTTGCCTCAAAGTCCTGCCTGGCGGTGCTCATCAACTCGTCTTTTTGGCGGAGCAGCGTTTGCTTTGTGGTCTCTGCCTGCCGCATCGCAGACAGGCCCTCGGTAGTTGGCCGGCCACGCCAGGTGCTTTTCTGCGCCTTTGCTGACATTACCTCCGCAGCGGCTATTTGTTTGTCTAGTTCAGCTATGCCAGGGGGAGGGGAGAAGGTTTCATGTGTGAGGAGCTGTTCCTGTCGCAGCATCATATTCACAGCCGCGACAGACTTTGTGCTGATTTCGATGGAGAGCCAGAAGGCCCCGGTCACTATCAGCATTATAATGCTGCTGAAAATTAGCTTTGTGAAGCTGCTCCAGCAGGCGCCCGAACTAATGCTGCGGGCAACTCGAAGGCCGAAATAGACCTTGGTTATTTCGATTACCAGGAACCACAAAAGGCTGCCCAGGATGGCAGCCGCACCAAGTCCAAAAGCCGACTTGAAGATGTGGTAGTGGTAGTACCCGCCAAAGGCCAGGGTGACAAAGACAGCCAGCCCCAGCATGATGCGGGTGGGTAGCAGGAAATCGTCATACACCTGGTCAGGATTGTCGAGGTAAGCGGTGCGCACCATGGCGTTTTCCTTAGAGTTCATTTTCTGCCAGAAATCGCCCAGTTGCCTGAACACGTTTGATTTGTCATTTTTTTGAAGCATTTTTGCAAAAGTTTTAATGGTTTACCAACACAAGCGCGAAAACTGTCTGGGTTTTCGCGCTTTTTTTTTGCCCGTATCTCAAAAGCAGCTTAAAAACCGCGGGTCAGATGACCCGCGGCACTATGGATATATGAGAATGAGAAACACAACTTTCGTAGAAAAAGCCGCCGGGACACACACACCCAAAACCCGGCGGCACATAGCATAATGTATGATGAACTTAGCTTGAAACAGGATTGAGCAGCTCAGCCACCTCTTCGTCTTTGACATAGTTGGCGCGCTGGTCGGACAGAGGGAATTTATAGACCTTCAGCTTGCCAGCTTTTTGCAGCAAGTAGGCTTTCTGGTAGGAGATCCCTGTTTTTTCGAGGAATTCCTTGTATGAGGTGTAGCCTAAAATTTTCTCCATAAATATTTTATTTACTATTATTGCATATTGTATAAAAACAGTTTGCAATATTAATGAATATTTATCAGAGTTGAAAAAATTTCATTACTTTTTTTAATAAATTCACTCAAAATTGAAAAAGAACATAAACTTAGGACATAATATCAAGAAGATCAGAGAATTCTGGAGGTATAGTCAGGATGAGATGGCAAATCTTGTAGGCCAAAAATGTACTAGAGCAATGATAAGCTCTTTCGAGAATGCAGGAATCTTTCCGTCTGCTCAGATTTTGCTTCGAATTGAAGAAATATCAACCGTTCCTATATATAAACTAATCAAAGAGGATCTTAATCTTTCACAAATACCTATACAACCTATGGCAAATTACAGCACACTTCAACACCAGGCCACTGGCACTAATGACTCTGAAGCAGTCAAAACTTACGATTCGATTCCCTCACGCTCAAAAAAAGAGCGAGGCACTACATCGCTGGACATGGAAATAAGGATGGAACTACTTGAGGAACAAATGGAGGAAATGCGCGGAATTCTGCGCTTGATTTTGAAGCAAATGCAGTAAAAATGGAGGCAAAAGCATAGACAAAAGCAATTGTCTATAAAATGGGAAAAGGTGTTGTAATAGGTTGAAATAGAAATTAATAGGAGGGTTCGGGAGTTCTCCCACCTTCGGCACAAATTTTCACATTATTCTGTAAATCAACACCTTACAAAAATCTATAGACACCTTTTTCCCATGTTTTTGTCTATGTCGAAATTTGACCTATGGCAAAAGCAAAAAAAAATTTGTACCTCTACGACGCCCAAAACGACCTGAACAAAAAATGGTTCGTTGCCTACTACGACGAGTACGGAAAAAGGCAGCGAGTGTACGGAGACATCAACAAGCACACAACACAGCAGGATAGGAGAGAGGCAGCCGCCCTGCTGATGCTCGAAATCCAAAGCAATCTACTCCCCCCACCACAACTACCCAACCACGAACAAAGAGAGCAGCTATACTCCGCCCTGGAAGCCTACTCCAAGAAAGTCCGCCGAACTACCTATGTTGCCTACCGTTGGAAACTGAACGACTTGTTCGAGTACCTGGACGGAAGGCCAATCACCAAGAAATCACTTCAGGAATACTTCGAAAATGCAACTAACAAGCACAGCGTAACCACTGTGCACAACACTCGCATGATGATGAAGAGAGTGCTGGGACTTGCAAAGTTGGATCACCTGCTGGAGGATATTCACGTGAGAAAGGGACAGAAGCAACCGCTTCGCTACTTCCAGCCGCACCAGGTGAAACAAATAGTTGAGTATCTCGAGGTGCGTGACCCGAGGCTGCTGCTATGGGCGAAGTTCGTGTACTACTGCTTTCTGAGACCGCGCTCTGAGCTTCGATTTTTGCGGGTTTCAGACATCTACTTCGAGGAAAAAAAGATACTTGTGAGAGGAGAGTTTTTCAAACACGAGCCTGGCAGCCCCTTGCCTCCTGGAGCGAAGAATGGCAAGTCGCAATACGTAAGGATCCCGGATGCTTTTATGCCGGATCTCGAACACCTGAAGAGCCTGCCACCTGATTCCTGGGTTTTTGCCAACACCAAAGGCAAAGTGTTTGGCAAGAATCAACTTGGTGAAAAATTCCGCGCCGTATTGGACCACCTTGGCTATGGCCCGGAGTACCAGGTCTATTCCTTCAAACACACTGGCGCCGTGGCCTGCGTAAAGGCGGGTATCGGCCTGAAGGAGCTGCAGCTGCAACTCAGGCATCACTCGCTCGACCAGGTGAACGAATATCTGAGACAGCTGGGGGTGATGGATTTCGAGAATATTGGCAAAAACTTCCCAAAAATGGGGGCATAAAAAAAGCCCCACCCATCATGGTGAGGCCATAAAACAAATGTTTAACATCAAAGAAGTCTACCCTTGCTTACGCTCACCAGTTCATTCATTCGCTTTTGCATGGCCACCAGCGTGTTGTCGTCCAGTTGGACGCTTACACCGCGGGTAAGTAACTCGTTCAGCAGGCCCATGTTGCCATCCAGCATATTTTCAAGCCGGCCCGGATCGGCACCGGCGGTTTCAGCCGGCCCGGTGGCTGGGGGTGGGGTAGGGGCAAAGCCCCCATTTTGCATCTGCCGGTAGCTTACAATGTTGTCGATGGCGCGGACATGGTTCAGCACTTTCGGATTGCTAAGGTCGCGATGGCTAACATAGTATTCACGCCCGGCCTCGTTGGCCAGGATGTTGTTTGCAGTAAGCACCGGCCCAGGGTAGTCGAGCAGTCCGGTGGATGGCTGGCCAATCAAGCGAGCCATGTACAGGCGTTTGTCGTCGGCGCCACGCACCGTTGCATAGCCACCCATTTTGCGCTGTGGCACTGAGGCGCCTTTTATTAAGTTCCTCGCATTCGCGATGTTTGCCAGGATGCGCGCCAAGCCAGTGGCAAACTGAACTACACCGGCCGCGCCAAAGGTTACCGGGTTGGCTGGGTTGGCTTCGGAGGCACGGGTGAGGGAGGAGATGGCCGCCGCCGTATCAATGGCAATCTGTGCCAGCGTAAGGCCTTTTTGCAGTATTACGAATGCCCGGCTTTCATTGCCTGTCACATCTATCACGCCTTGTATCACGCTGCCGAGAGCGGTGAAGCTATCCTGCAAAATCTTTGCACGCTCAGCCTGGGACTTTGCCAAGGCGTCAATCTCTTTCTTTTCATAGTCTTTCAGCAGCTTGTCACGCTGCCGTCGGTAGGCTATTTCAAGGTCATTTGTGTCTATGCCATTTTGCCGCGCCAACTGGATCAAGTTTTCATAGTATGCTTCCAGGTCAAGCAATGCCTGATCCTGTTCACTTAACACCGTTTCTTTCAAGGCGTCGTTGATTTCTTGCTCTGCCTCCTTGCGCTGCGCTGCTTTTTCAAAGAATTTTTCAACCTCAAGGGCTGTCTTTTCATCCTGCTCCGCACCAATGCGAGCAAGTTCCTCCTGAAACATTGTCTCACGCTCAGTTTTCAAGGCATCAGCCTGTAGGCGCTCCAGCTCTATGCGCTGTGCAGTAGCATCCTTAGCTATCTCTTTGTTCTTGGAGGTTTCCAGTTCTTTCGCCAGGTCTATCTCATCCTGGTAGCGCTTACGGATAGCCTCCAGCCGCTTCTCATCTTCGCTCAGCTGAGCCACGCGATCCTCCTCTCGTATCTTTTCCATCTCCTTACGTAGTTTCTCTGCCTTTTGCTGCAGCGCCTTCAGTTCAGCTTGTTCCTGCTTCTGCCTGGCTGACTGTGCTTCTTCAGCAGCTTTCAGCTGAGCTTCTTTTTCAGCTGCTATCCGTGCAGCATCTTGACCAGTTAGACTTTGCAATTGCGTCTTTCCCTTTGTTTTTTCAGCAGCTTTCTCCGCATCGTTTAAACTATTAAGAAATTCCTGAATATCTATTTCTTGCAATTTCCAATCACGTTTAAGCAATTCAGACAGTCCGTTGAAGGTGCGGACCATTGTATTGTAAAAATTTAAATACCCTACTGCTATAAGCTCCAAGGCGGGTGAGATGAATTTTACGAAGTCTGAAAAGACTTCAAAAACAGCCTTAGTCACTTCCCATACATTTTTTAGATATACACCTAAAATATCAAGTGTAGCCTGTGCTTTTGTTCCGGCGCTATCGGAAGAGACTAAGCTTTTTACAAAGTCTGAAAAGGTTCCAATCAAAGGAGTTACTGCTGACAACAATCGTTCATATACAGGTATTAAAGCCACTGCCAGGCTTTCTTGTATGTCGTTAAATTTGGCAAATAGCTCAGCTTGTTTACGCACAAGTTCATCGCTATTTTCAGCATAAGCAGCCTGTGCATCGGCAGATTTTTGAGTAATCAGTTCCAGGGTGACGGCTGCTTTGGCCTGCTCCAGCATTTGTCCGGTAAGATTCTTCATGCCTTTTTCAGCAAGGCGGGCCTGTACATCGGCCTCCGAAATAGAAATGCCGAGGGACTTCATTTCTTCACGCTCTCCCAGCAGCGCCTTGGTCAGGATGGCAGATACCTCCTGTGCTGTTTTTTGGCCCCCGGTCCACTCGGAGAGGGCGCCTGAAAGATCAACCAGGTTAGTGGACAAAGCTGCTGCCTCCTGGCGCTGGAAGCCCATCGGGATCAGCAGGTCGGCAGCAGCAGTGGCAGCCTGAATGTAGGCGTTGGTGGTAAGGCCCATTGCGGCGGCATTGGCTTCTGCCTGCTCTGTGACCTGTGGCAGGGTGTCCTGAAAAACAGTTTCAGCTTTTTTGCCCAGCGTGTCCATTTCTACGCCGGTGCGAAACAGCTCCTTGCCATAAGCAATAATGGCATCAGCCGTGAAAGCGATGCCGGCAATTCCGAGGAAGTTAGTAGCACCGGCAGAGATTTTTGCCCAGTTGCTTTCAACTTCCTTCATGCTGTTTTTATGCTTCTGAATCACGCCGTCAAGTTGCCGGATGCGGGCAATCTGATCGTTGTACTCCTCAGAGCCAATCACCATCCGGTTCAGCTCTCGCACCAGCTTTCGCTTTTCGTCGGTGACAGACTTAATGGTGGTGACAGCCTGCTGGCCGTTGATGAATATGCTGACTTGTCTGCGTGCCATGTTGTATGTTATCTGAGTTGAAGTTGTGAGCGCAGATAGGCCTTCGCCATTTCGCGCTCGTCGGCCTGGAGTGCTTTTTCAAAGTCGCTCTGAACCCTGTTTTCGAATTCCCGCTGTGCGGCCATGTTGTCCACGACGCGAAGGCGGTTGCCTTCAGTTTTGTACTGCACATCCAGGATGCCAGGGATCTGCATTTTCAGCGTGCCGAGCATGATGTCGGCATAGTCGGATGCGA